CGTAGCACCCGGTCAAAGGATAGGTTCAGACGATACCCGCCGCAACGAGATACGGGCCTCTGGTAGAGGGAGAGCACGTCAATGCCTCCACTTCCGGGCTTTTGCAATGCCGTAATTTTGCGCGATCCGTTGTTTTCGCTGGGCGGCATCCGCTTGTACCGCAGGAGCCACGACCTGTGTCAAGAAGGGCAGAACGTTTTCCAGCATTTCGATATAGCAACCGTCGTAAAAACTGAGGATCTGCTGGAGGCCCTCATCGCCAAATACAAGGCGGAAAAGGCCAAGGACAGCCTCTCCGAGTGCTTCTTCAGCCCTCTCCACGGCCTCGGCCTTTTCCTCGCCTTGTGCCTGCCGAAGCGCAGCATACGCCTGCTGCGCTTTGATAAGATGCAGATATTGCGCGCGGTATTGCCGCGCGATGTCAGATGTGTTCAATGCCACTGGGATCGTATGTTGCACAATACCTTCGGAATCGACCAGATCGAGCGTTTCTTCAATCCGCTTGCTGCGGCCAACCTGATAACCCATAAATATCCCTCCTTACTGCCCCTCTGATGCTGATACGTCCTCAAAGGACGGGGCACCGTTGCCGTGGATCGTAACCGTCAGGGCATTCGGCTGGTTTGCGTCGCCGTGGCCCTCGGTGATGTTGGCAAGCGTGACGGGCCAGACAATGGCCTTTGCGTCGCTCTTATGCCGGATGCGCAGCTTCGTTTTCCGCGCGGCCCCGAAGGCATACATTCGCTCCGGCGCGGTCAGATAGTCGCTGACCGGGTTGCCCGGCTTTTTGTCACCGGTCACAGTTACAGTGAACTGCCCGCCAGTAACTTCCGTGCTGCCCCAGCCCTTGTCTTTGTAATAAGTTGCCTGATAGAGCACCTCGTTGAGGGCAGTGCTCAGATTCTTGGCGATTCCGCCCATATCGTTCCAGACTGGATCCGACGCGCTTGCTTCGGATGTATCAAGCTCTGCGACGAGATCATAATTAATATCAATGCCCACGATATTACCTCCTAAAAATAGATTTTTGCGACAGCAATCATACTGTAGATATACTGGCCGTCTTCCTGCTTTGTCACGAATTCGGCCTCGTTGGTCACTTCTAGGCCCAGCCACCGGTATGCTTCGCCGTCCGGATAGGAGGGGAGGGAGGATAACCGGTTCCCGGTGGTGAGCAAAGTGTTGTATGCGGTCAACTGATCCGGATGCTTGCATAGCCAGAGTAGCGGGAGTTCGTGGATCGCGGAGCGGTCATAATACAAATCGCTGATGTGCCCGCTGTTGATCTCTACACTGATGCCGGGTGTGGTGGGCAATTGACCGATACGCACAGGTGAGAACAATTCAAATTGATTGACCAGCGCAATTAAATCGTTTAAAAATGCGGCCTGCGGTTCCACGCTATCCCTCCTCCAGCAATTTTTGCAGCAGCGTCTCCCAGTCCGCGCCGAAACGGGCATAGGCCACCTGACACCACATCTTTGTAGCGTTTGCGTTGATGTCCGTGCTGGTTGCGCCTAAGTAATACTGCATAACGGCATATACCGTGTTCCAGATCAGCGTCCCTTCTTCGAAATTGCTGGCCGTTTGGCTGCTCGCAATCAGGCCGCCCTGATCCTGCTTGCAGAAATAATTGCAATCTTGCAAAATCTGTTGAGAAAGGACTGGTAGAACTCGCTTGATGTCTGCCTCGATCTGTGCTTTGACTGCGAAAGAATCTGTATTGATTTCCAAGTTCATCAAATCAGTCCTATCTCATAGTGATGCAACCGCTGGGCGGCGTAAAGCGGCTCCACGGATTGTACGGTGAACTGTTGCCCATTGAAAGTAATCCGCTGGCCTTGTTTCCAATCAATGCCCCGTGGGATGCTGTTCGTGCGGTCGTAAAAGAGCAGCGCGGAGAGCTGGATTTGCCGGTTTTGCGCGTCGGACACAAGCTTGCTGCTCGGCTCTATGCGTACATAGCGAATTTCCGTGCCCGCTGAACGCTCTGTTTCTCCATCCCAGGCGTCCGTTTGGCCGGGAGCGCGCAAAACAATGTTATGCGGCAGGGCGGAACGCGGAATCGGTATCATACCATCACATCCATTCCCGTATAAAGCAATCCGGTTAAGGCTAGATATTGTATGGCGAGCGGGGAGACGGCACATCCGACCGGCTGTGACGCAGGGCCCGATATGCTGAACTTCCCGATTGTCATGCTCTGCGCCCCGCCGCCGTTCGCACCTTCTAGCCCGCCAGAGTTTAAGATATACTCGCACTGCACGCAGACGGCTTTTTTGATCTGCTCCCGTATAAAAGGCGCAAGGCTGTCAAAGCCCTGCGCCCGAATGCGATATTGCGTCAATTGGTCGATCGTGTCCTCGCTGCGCGACGCAATTGCGTCAAAATCTTCGGGGATATCCGTGCATCCAGAAAAGAGCGCGTAATCCTCCCGGTCAATATACGCCATATCAGCCACCGGAGACGGCCGTTTCCGTCCGTTTTACATACACGGTCTTTGGCTTGGAGATCAGTAGGCCATAGACCTTGCGGCCCTGCACGGCGGAAGCTCCGATAAACTTGCCGGAGCCTTTCAGAGACACGATATCAACCGGTTCCTGCCACTCCATCACGCGGTGGCACCAGTCCGGATGTCCGCAAATAAATTCGGTCGTGGTTTTCTTGCCGCTAACCAGTGTGGTGTCGTCCATCATCGCATTGCAGCACTCGTATACCGGGAAGCCTGCGATTTTGCCGACCGCACCGGCGGCTACAAGCTGCTGCGAGAGATCACCCTGTTTGATAAAATGATCGTCAAGCATGAGCACTTCCAGATATTCCGGCGAGGCGAGCATCCAACGGCCAGTTGCGGGGACACCGGCGCGGGAAAGGTAGGTTTTTGCCTTTAGTGCCTCTTTGTAGGCGGTGGATTCCGTTGCCGCCGTCCTGATGGCGGCAACTTGCACGCCACTCGTTTCTTCGAGCAGGCGGATCGATTTCAGATCCATCGACAAGGCCAGGGAATACCCCGCGCTGTCCAGACGGTCGGCAACCAGATTATCCGGCACGGCGGCTGCGTCGTAGCCGTCAATAAGCTCGTTGACGGCTTCGTCCTGGTCAATATTAAGATCGATGTAGGAGGTGCTGCCCTCGCTGAGGTCGACACCGGTGCTCTTGTTATATGCCTTAACCTCGACTTCAGTATCTCGAACCGGGATTTTAACCTTTCCAGCTTTCGGGTTTCCCTCATAGCGATTGTTGAAGATCGTTCGGTCTTTGGTCACAAGCGTCTGCCGCAACTTTGCGTCAACCAGCTTGGACCAGCGTTCCTGTTTGTTATGCGCCATTGTTCATTCCTCCAGTTAAATTTTAATATCGGGGTTCAATGCGGCAAAAGCTTCCTCCACACCGTCGCGCTTCGCGGTTCCTTTGCCTTTCTGCCGTAGGCCCCACGCTTTTGGCGGCTCTTCGTCTTCGTCATCTTGATGGGCAGAGGAGAATTCGGGGTATTCTTTCACGAAATCTTCGAGGACATCTTTCACAGCATCCTCATCTAATTCACCCGAGCTATCAAAGCAGCTCTCAAAATCTGCAAGCTTCAGGGCGGCTTTTGCGCCCCGCGCGTTGATGCTCAGTTCGGCTGAGAACTCCCGGACGACACCACGCAACAGCCGTTCGTTAGCGGCCTTGAGCCGTTCCTCGGCCTTTTCCTCCGTGCCATCTGCATCCTCATCACCTTTTTCACCCGGTTTTTCCTTGGCAGCCTTGCGTTGCTTGTACTGTGCATTGCGCGCGCCCTTGCGAAACTGCTTATCGAGCAATTCGTCCAGTTCCGACTGCTTCATGGTGACCTCTTCGCCACCACTCTCCGACGATTCGTCATCTTCGTCCGGGTCGTCGTCACCCTCGCCGGCATGCGTGCCGTCCGTGTCCTCTTCGTCTTTTTCGCCGTCCGCCTTACCGCCGGCGCCCGGGATGCCTACGATTGGCAGAACGGGGAATAACAAGATCACCCAGAGGACATGCAAAAATTGTTTCATAGGTCTGAACCTCCCGTTTTAAGCCCGTCGGCTGTTATTTGCGGCCTTGCCGCCCCGCCCGCAGTTTTAAGCCGTAAGTGCGTTTTGGGCATGAAAAAAGCCCGCAGCCAAAAGACTGTGAGCCTGATTCCGTATTCAGCTGTTACTGCGCAAGGATCGTCATAATATCGGCGCACAATTCGCCGGTTTGGTTTGTTTGGTCACCGTTTCCGGCAAGCCCATGCAACGCGAAGTAGTTGGATACGCTTTCCTCCATTTGCAATTCTTCCTCTTCCGACAACTCGCCGGACGGGTCGAAAGGAAGATCCATTTTAGACAGCAGTTCAAGCTGCTTTTTCGTAAAATCCCGTTTCATCGTGCGCCTCCTTTCAGTTTATCCCGAAGTTTAGAAGATGTAGGCCAGACGGTCGTAACCACGCCGGTGTCCGGATTGACTGCAACAGTCGCCTGCTCGCCGATATAGCGCTTGCTTTTTCTGCCTTTACTGTCCTCTTTTATCTTACTGATTTCCAGAGGCTTCGTCAAGGCTTCCTGTATGTCTGCAGTCTTCACGCCGCGGACTTCAGCTCGCAGGACGCTATGTACTGAGATGCTTGTCTGTAGCCCGTCATTCGTCTTGGTGCTGTTAATTTTTTGTGCTGCTTGTTCATAACGTCGGCGGGAGCCTGTTGCTTTGCTGCTGAGACTGCGGCCAAACTCATGCGTCTGTTCCCGGTCACTCCTGCGGGTACGTCCAGTGGACCGCGTGAAGGAGGCCAGTTTGTTCTGCCGTTCCTTCAGTTTCAGGGATGACTTCGCAAAAGCTTCTTTATCTCCAAGTGCGTCATAGACAGCGCATTCCCGCTTGGCGGCGCGCACATCCCGTTCCAAAGCCCGTTGCTTTTGGCTCTCTCGGTATTTTCGGTCGTTCTCGGCACGATCCTCTGTCGGGAAATACCGCTGCATGGATACGCCCGGAATAAACGGTGTCTTGAAATGACCGCAGTTGATACCGAATAACCCGTCAGGATCGCCGATGCTGGAGGAGGACTGCGGATAAAAGCGAATTTTATTACCGCGAAGATCCTCTACGGTGCCGGACTTATTTGACTTTGAAAAGATTTTGCCCTGATCCTTTGCGCATTTTGGCCGGGCGCCGAAATGGCTGGAAACGGCGAACAGATCAAGGCCATAAGCCTCCATCCGCGCGTCCTGCGCTGCATGGGCGATATTGGTTACCGTTGTGCGGATATCCATGTTGACGTATGCTTCCGGGCTCCATTCCCGGCCAGCTTTATCCACAAACGCGGGAATCCCTCGATCAAGCATCTCTTGGATGCACTTGCGGACTGCCTGCTGCCGGGTTTCTGCGCCGATCGCTGCGGCGCCGGTGTGCTTATTTAGAAGGTTAAGGATAGGCTGCTTCTCAGCATTCTCCCGGAGATAACTGGTAACCCCTTTTATCAGCGTTGTCCAGGCCGGCTTCACCTTGTATCCCATAACAGTATTGACCATGTTTAAGCTTTCCTTAGCCTGTTTTGCATAAGCGTTGGCAGCCTGTGCAGTGGATTTTGCAGGTGGGATTTTTGCTGCTTTCGCATACCCATCCTTTGCGAGCTGCCGATAGCCTGGCTCTAATTGTTTAATTGTATCGTTGGCGGCAGATTGTAGGGCAACCTCAAGCATCTGCGGTGCAATCCTTGCCTTTTGCGCTATGATGCTTACAGCATCCTTTTGCAGCGCCCCCAGCTGCGCCAACATTTTTAGCTCCCATTTGGCTGTGTCTGTGATCTCCATGTTTGTTGCAAGCCGCTTTGCAATGCTGAGCAGCAGATCGTCCTCAATGTCTGCATACAGGCCGGACAGGGGAGAGGAAAGCAGGGATGCTTCGTATGGATTCATATATCCTCACCCTCAGTTTCCTCTTCTTCATCGGGCACGGAGAAGCCGATCGTCGATTTCTTGCCGCCATCATCTTCACCGCTTTCCGCGCCGAATAGATCCACGTCTGAGCCGGACACCCTGCGGTTTTCTTCCGCGATTCGGTCAAGCTCTTTCTGTGCGTCCTTTTCAGTGCAGCCGTTCAGCTCCATAATAGCGGTCAGCTTTGATTTCAGTTCGGCTTGGACGAGTTTAATGTTATTATCAAGCTTTGTGTTGTCGTCGTTGATAATGCTGTCGTCGAAAGACACCTGCACGTCCGGCTCCGCCGCGCCGTCTAGGAAAGCCAGAGCTTTCACCATGTCGACAATCGCAGGGCCCAGCAGCAGTTCGTGCTTGCGAAGATTCTGATAGAGGTCAGATTTCTCACTGATCA